TTATACATATATTAGTAAACCTTATATAAGATGTGTTAAGTATAACTGAATATAAGGAACCATAAATGCAGGGACAAGGCAATAATACTGATAATTTTTCAGGAATTGGTATAGATCTTGGTCTTATGCTGGCAGGATTTTTTGGCGCATTAATTTTAGCATTAACAGCAAAAAACCAGACACCTGGAAGAGCAATAACTTCGATTTTAGCAGGAGCATTATGTGCAAACTACATGACTCCGATTGCGCTTCACTTTATGCCTGAAGCCATACAAATGAATGGTAAATATGGTGCTGCATTTATAATGGGATTTATTGGATTGAAAACATTAGAATTAATTTATGATTTTGTTTCTAAGAAATTAAAAGCAAAAAATGGTAAGATTAATATTGACATTAGCATGTAAATAATATTGCTAACAAGTAAAGTATCTGATATAATAAGCCCATGAAGTATGGGCTTTTTATTTTAGATTCAGAAGATTGGCTTAGAGAAGCCGATAAAACAATTGCTACTTGGGAATCATCAGAAGATGCTGAGAAGTGGAGAAAAAATCAAACTGTTTTCCCTAACAAGTATTCTGTCAAAAAAGTAACTCCAAAAATAATTAAAGAAGATCAGGATAGTTTCCATAAATAGAATGAATACACTATGAAAAATTTGGCAAATCTTAGTAATGATGAATTGATTGCTCTTAAAACAAAAACCGAATTTGATATATCCAAATATCATAATTTTCAACTAGTACGTAAAATTCAATTGAATTCTGCTTACGGTGCTGTAGGAAATGAATTCTTCAGATTTTACAGCACAGAACTAGCGGAAGCTGTTACGTTAAGCGGTCAGCTTATTATTCAATATATTGGTAATCAACTCAATGATTTTCTCAACGATGCTGTTGGTACAAAGAAAGTTGATTATGTGATTTATTCAGATACAGACTCTGTGTATCTTAATATGGAAGCCATTGTTAAAAAGTTTGGCTCTAATAAAACCAAAGACGAAATTATTAATTACATTAATAATGTTTGTCTAAAAATAATGACACCTTTCATAGAAAAACAATTTGATAAATTTGCAAAAACTTTAAATGCCTATGAGAATAGAATCAGCATGGAGCGTGAAGTAATTGCTGATAAGGGAATCTGGACTGCAAAGAAAAAGTACATGTTAAATGTTTGGGATTCTGAAGGTATTAAATACGCAGAACCAAAACAAAAAATCATGGGTATTGAAACAGCAAGATCATCAACTCCAGAAATTGTCAGAAAGAAACTCAAGGAATGTATTTTTATCATTCTTAATAAAACAGAGGATGATCTTGTTACATTTGTTTCCGATTTTCGAGAAGAATTTTTCAAAGCAGAACCAGCAAAAATTGCATTTCCACGGAGCGTTAATAAACTGAAGGAATATGGTGACAAAGATCAGATTTATAAAAAAGGAACACCTATTCAAGTAAAAGGTGCTTTACTTTACAATCATTACTTGAAGAAGCTTTCTCTGACAAAAAAATATTCTAAGATTTCTGATGGTGAAAAGATTAAATTCATCTATCTGAAAAAGCCAAATCCTCTGGGTGGATTTAAAGGTGATGATTGTGTTATTGCATTTACAAATAAATTACCGAAAGAATTTGGACTTGATGGATATATCGACTATAATACACAATTCGAGAAAACATTCTTGGACCCTCTAATGATTATCTTAGATGTCATTGGATGGAAGCACGAAGAAACAAATACGTTAGAATCACTTTTTATTTAAAATCGATCTCATTTTAGTATAAGATATACCAAGAGATTTAGCAGCATTTCTAATACTAGGATATATTACACCATTATATTCAATTTTTTTAGATCTTGGATCAGCTAAACATTTTTTAATTTTGTATTCTTCTGATGTAACTGAGTCTTTCCATTTTTTTGATTGTTTTCTAGCATTTGATAATCTTTCGTTTGCATTTGTATTTTTATATAAATCCACAAAATATGATTTAGGCAATTTTTTAAAAGGATTTCTATGTCTTCCTTCTGAATGTGCTTTTTTCATTGATATTGATTTTTTTCTTTTTGATTCTTCTGATTGTTTTTTACCTGTAAGTGATTTAGATATCGATTTTTTATATTCATCAAATTTATCTGATTTTATAAATTTTTGATATCCTTCTTTTGATAATTCTATTCGTTGTAATTCACATTCTTCGGATTTACCAGAAAGCATTTTCCATGCAATATAATCTTCTTTTTTGCCATATTTTTCATATAATAATCTATGAGCGTCTGAATGATCCTTTATAGATAATTCAATTAAATTTGAGGGATCATTGCTTCCTCCAGCATGTTTTGGTATAATGTGATGAATGTGTTTCATTGCGTACGTATGATTATATATAAGAAAGAGGTATACTATGAGTGATTTTTTAAATAATATTATAAAAGTTTCTGGTAATAAATATGCGTCTGTTGTTTCGGATGGGATAGATGGTAGTGATGTTACTGGATTTATAAATTCTGGTAGTTTTATTTTCAATGCTTTAGTCTCTGGTAGTTTATATGGTGGTTTTGCAAATAATAAAATTACTGCTATTGCTGGTGAATCGGCTACTGGCAAAACATATTTTGCTTTGAGTACAGTAAAAACTTTTTTGGATGAAAATCCTACAGGTATTGTTCTATATTTCGATACGGAACAGGCAATAACTTCACAGATGATATCTGAACGTGGTATTGATACATCAAGAATTGCGATTCTACCTGTAGCAACTATTGAAGAATTTAGACATCAAGCTATTAGTATTGTTGATGAATATTTGAAGGAAGATGAAAATAAACGAAAACCAATGTTTGTGGTATTGGATTCTCTTGGAATGCTTTCAACATCTAAAGAAATGGTAGATACATCAGAAGGCAAAGAAACAAGAGATATGACAAGAGCACAAATAATCAAAGCAACTTTTAGAGTTTTAACATTAAAATTAGGAGTTGCAAAAATTCCTTTGATTATCACAAACCATGTATATGCTAGTATGGGCATGTTTCCAACAACAGAGTTATCTGGTGGAAATGCATTGAAATATGCTGCATCTACTATAGTTTTTCTTTCCAAAAAGAAAGAAAAGGATGCTTCGGGTGATGTTATCGGAAATATTATTCATTGTAAATTATTTAAAGGTAGATTTACAAAAGAGAATAAAGTAATTGATGTAAGATTGAATTACGAAACTGGACTTGATCGTTACTATGGGCTAGTTGATCTTGCTCTTGAATCTGGTGTCTTTACAAAGACAAGTACTCGTATTACACTACCAGATGGAAGTTCTGCTTTTGAGAAGAACATCTATGAAAATCCTGAGAAGTATTTTACAAAGGAAGTTCTAGAGAAGTTGGAAAAAGCAGCACAGAAAGAGTTTAAATACGGCTCAAATGAACATTGAAAAAATCATTCTTCAGAATCTAGCAAGAAATGATTCTTATGCTAGAAAAGTTGTACCATTCTTAAAAAAAGAATATTTCCATGATCGTAATGAAAATATTGTATTCGATTCCATTCATAAGTTTATTATCGAATACAATTCATTACCAACTAAGGATGTTCTTTATATTTCTCTAGAAAAGACAAAATCAATCTCTCAAGATGATTTTCAGAACTCTATTGAAATAGTTGATGAACTCTATTCGGATTACGAAGAGAGTTCTATTGATTGGCTCATGAATGAGACTGAAAATTTCTGCAAAGAAAAAGCAGTCTACAATGCTATCATGAATTCAATCAATATCATTGACGGCAAGGATACAACACCAACTACTGCCATTCCTGATATCTTGTCAAAGGCATTGGCTGTTTCTTTTGATACTCATATTGGACACGATTATATTGAAGATTATGAGAAGCGATACGAGTTTTATCACAAGGTAGAGCAAAAGATACCATTTGATCTTGATATATTCAATGAGATTACAAGTGGTGGTATCGTGCCAAAGACTCTATCGATTTGTATGGCTGGTACTGGTGTAGGTAAATCATTGTTCTTATGCCATTTTGCTGCGGCTTGTTTAAAGCAGCATAAGAATGTTCTTTACATCACATGTGAAATGTCAGAAGAAAAAATTGCTGAAAGGATTGATGCAAATATTCTTGATGTTGCAATCAATGATCTTAAAGCTCTTCCTCTTTCTGTGTATGAAAAGAAACTTAAGAACTCATGTGCTGATGTAAGAGGTAAGTTGATTATCAAAGAATATCCA